ACCAACAGTTTTCATAAAGCTAGCAACATTCAATCCGTAACTTCTAGCTTCATCACCCATTTCTTTTACTTTTTGAACGGCCATGTCAGAACCCACACCTAAGGTGTCAAAACTAACCACAAATTTAGCCATCTCATCAGCAGTTAATCCTGCTGCGTGACGTACTGCCTGCATGTTAATGATTTGTTCTTCAGTAAGATATCTGGAAGTTTGTAATTCGTTGTTGATAGCACCAAATAAATCTAAATTATCTTGAGTTGTAAGACCAAACTTAATAGTTTCAAGAGTAGCATTAGCCATTGTAGTCTGTAATTGATTAGTAATAATCCTTCCTTGACCTATGACTGTACGAACCATCTCTGCCGTTTTCATATTAATCTCCATAGCGTCATTTAAAATGACTTTAGGATTAACTGAATTTTTTAAGTCTGTTATAAAAGATTTAAGACCTATCTTTGCAAGAGTAATATTATCATTAATTTTTTCGGTGGTCTTTTCTACATCATTAAAAAACATAATTAGATTTTAACTATAAATATTTAACTACCTACTTTTATTTCTGTTCTTTTCTATTTGTTCTTCTCTCTTTGCAAATTCTTCAGATAGTTTGTTGATAAAATACTTCCTTTCAAAGACGGGCATAGTCATGAGTTCCGAGTAATTCATGTTAACATGTTTACTCAGATAGTAGAACTCATCAAGCATAACTTTTTTATAATCAGAAGAAAGGACGAAAAAACTCTGCCCCGAAAGTGATATTAACATTCACTCTTTCTCCTGACGGGGCCATAACAACTCTACTTAAATCAAGTTTAGGTTCACATTCTGACATTGTGTTTCTAATAAACTTAGAGTCGGCGATTGGTAAAGTATTAATAAATGTTGAAATCTTTTCTCTGTTCGTGTCCCCATCGATAGAAACGATATGTTTCTCCAACCTTTTAGTTACCAAAGGAACAGTAACATTCATCGGATATTCGTCTCTTAATTTACTTAATTCATTAGTATCTCCAAACGTTAAAAGTCTACAAACTACATTAACCCCTGTTTTAGGAAGATTCAACTCAAATAAACCATCAGCATTTGGTTTAATATTTGGTTGTTTAATATTCAACTCATCAAGTTGAACTGTGGTTTCAAATTTTTTGTTTGTCTTAGGGTCAATTAAATTAAAGATATAATCAGAACCAAAGGCAGTATTACGTAAGAATATTAACAATGCTTCAACATCACCCTCCAATAAGTCATCAATAGAAAAGTCAGGTTCGTAAATTTTGTTTTTAAGTAATGTTTGTACTAAGTTATCATTATTAGTTGAAATCAGAATATTTTCATCCTGAGCAGTTAGATAACCCACCTTAATAGATTTCTTTTTGTTTTTATAAAAAACACCCTGTGAGGGTAGTGGTACCACATCGTGTGGTAAATTCATATTCATTTGTCCGTATTGTTGTGCTTGGTCCATAACTATTTAAATAAAAAAACCATAGAAGTGCAATGACCTCTATGGTTTAAATATATAGGTGATTGATTTTTAATCAATACTTTTTTTATATTAGTAAACCAAAATACATCTATCTGGACGTAAAGTTGCTGTAATTGTCGCAAGACCGTCCTCACTATAACCTAAACTATCGAAATTAACATCTGTTAAGAAGGTACCCTGAAGTATCCATTTCTCAACCGCTACACCTGTTGGGTCTAACATTTCTAAGTCCAAGTCTTTTTTATACCCTGCAGCATAACCCATACGACCTGTTACAGACTCAGCGTGTAGACGTACCCACTCCATCAATGCTTGTGCCGCTGAAGGACCAATTGGGTCACGGAAAGTTACGTTTATGGTATTCCAAGTGAATCTACCAGCCACATACGTAGATGTGTTTAGGAAAGGAATTTCTGTTGCCCCTATTTGGACGTTAGGTCTTGATGTTGACTCAACATACCAAGAGTTAATACCTAATGAAGAAGGAAATGATAGGATAAACCTATTCTTTCTTTTTGGTTCATAAGGAACGGGCATTTTCATTAATAAATCAGCCATTGTATTTTGGTTTTTATGTTCTTAAGTTTATTTTATTATAAATATCAACTACAAAAGTTTTTCTATTTACTTTTATTTATTTTTCTGTAATCTCCTCTAGAAAGAAATTAAAAACTAGTTTTTTAAACTAATTTCTTATCTCCTCCTTTAGTTAAATAGGTTTTTACAGGATTATCTTTATACTCTTTATCTAAATAAGCTTTAATAGTATCTACATTCTTTGGGTCATCGTCTGAAAATCCAATTTGTGGTTTTACTTCTTTATCTAATTCAGGTACAAAGTTATTTTTTACATCGTTCTTAAAGAAAGCTTTTTTTCCTAATCTCTCACTCATTTCTTTTACATAGGAAATAAAGCCACTTAAAGCTTTAATTTTACCCACCTCAGGGTTCGCAGCACTACCCTCACCGTAAGTTACAGGGTGGTACTTGTTTAGGTCCAAGTAATCATTAATCATAATTGATGCATCTTTTTCATCATCACCCGACATATTTCTATATTTTTTCAGGTTTTCTATTAATGATTCTTTACTAATACCGTTGTGGTCTGTTACAATCATATTATAAATCGCTTCACGAAGGACTGACGGTGTGTGACCTCTAGCAGTGATTATTGAAAAAATCGAACCACCGTTAATTGCTTCCACAAAATCATTCCACGATGGACCTGGTTTTGCCATCATCGAGTCAATAATAAATGCACTATCACCTTTAACACCAAAATTTCTATATGGGTCGTCAGCGTAGTTGACAATGTTTTTACCCTTATATTCAAAAGGTTCAACACCAATTAATCCTCGATAATCTGCAAAGTCCTCTGTAGACATACCAACCTCTTCGTCATTATCACTTAAAAGAATGATTTGAGTGGGCATCGTAACAATATTGTCGTCCCAATCAAAAGCATAATACTTTAAGTCAGGGTTACCTTCGAGGTCAAACCCTTCACGAAGTTGTTTTTCTTCGTAAAACTCTTTTATAATCCTTCTAATAGACATATAATTCTATTATTTTTGATTAAGTTTTTCAATTAATCTTTCTAATTGAGCCTCAGAAATAACAATGTTTTGAGGTTTTTTAGAGAAAGATTTTTTTCCGTCAGATTTAATATCTAACGTCTCGTTAAGTACTTTTTTCTTAAATTCCATGTTCTTATTTTTGTTTAAACGTTTAAATGGCTAATGGGGACCACCGTAGTAGTCCCCATGTTATAAATATATTGAGTGATTAAATATCCTCAAATGATGCACCTGTTGGTGTAATTAAGAATTCAATATCGATGAATTCAAGTGCTCTTGTCGGTTTCAAGTAAATTTTACCTGTTAACGTATTAGAGTCTAAATCCTCAGGTGTGTTAGAAACTGTTACTCTAAAGTCAATCAAACCTCTGTCTCTTCTAATTGAATCCAAGATAGGGTTAACTGAATCTAAGAACTCTTGTCTTACTTGTTCGTCATTCTGTTCGAATAATAATCTTACAGCCACTGCTGAGATTAACTTACGAGCTTGTAACAACAATCTTCTAACGTTTATTCTATCAAGTGCAGATTCTCTAACTTGTAGAGTTTTATTACCCCAAATTACCGTACCCACATCTGAGAATGTTGCAATTGGATTTAATCTACCTTTGTATAAAGTGTCTCTATCTTCTTGAGTTAACTTCTTACGTGCTTTAACCGCATTTACCAAACCTCTTGTGTAACCCGCAGATGCGAACCAAGGGAATGCAATGTTATCTGTCAACGCTAAGTTTCTTACTACCTGAGCTGTCGGTGGTAAGTAGATTTGAGTGTTGTTTACAGAATCTCTTGTTAAAATCCAAGGGTAGTAAGTTGCAGTATAGTTAGAATCAATACCTGTTTCTTCTAAGTTATCTACAGCTTCCTCAGGATAAATAAAGTTAGTGTCAAAGTCACCTAACGTAGGAGTAAACATTTGATAATCAGGTGTAGTACAGATGTAGATAGAATCTGCTCTGTCTGTTTCAACCATATCAATTGCTTCTTCAACAAGGTTAGAGTTATTTACATAATCAATACCTGGTGTTGTAAACACATTAATGTTAACCGCTTCAGGATTTTGGAATGTATATTGACCCCACAAGTAAGAGTAGTAGTCAGTATTACCCCATGTTAATTGGTCAGGTCCAGTAATTTGTTTGAACGCTCCCCATCCTGTTGCACTTGGGTAAGATATTGATGGTGCTGCACCTGCTCTATAACCTGCAGCCCCTAATTGATATCTGTCACCATTAGTTCTATATTCTCTATAGATGTCCCATCCATCAAAACCACCTGAAGGTGCCAATGTAAACTTACGAGAGTTTAATTTGTTGTATGGACTGTCTTCAGTAGGTTCAGTTCTAAACTGAGCCACACCCACTTCAAATGCACTTTGTCCCGAAGTTACATAACTATCAGGAATTGTTACGATAGTTGCTCCTGAATCCATGTGGAAACCTTTTGTTAAGTAAGCCCATGGTTGTGATTCTGTAGCAGTTTTTAAACTAGTTGGGTTTTGTTTTCCTTTGTATTGGAAGAAATCATAATCGATACCCATAGTGTTAGATACACCTAAGTATACTTTTCTAACTTTATCACCCGCAGCTCTTGTTTCATTATCAGTACCTGTCGAAGAACCGAAAGGTGGGTTATAAATAACTTGACCTGGAGTGTAATATTCAGTTTTATATTCTAAGAATGGTGATTTAGCACCTGAGTACTGTCTTGTTAAGTATCCACGGAAACCACAAGGTAAAGAGTCAATCGGTGCATCTTCATTCATTTCTAACATAATAAATTTAGACCTCAATTCGAAATCACCGTTTGCTGTACCTATCTTCTTAGCGACAAAACTATTTTGATTTGGGTCCATAGTACAGTTAGTAAATTTCTCTAACACTACAGGATTTGCATCAGTATCGAAAAAATCACGAACAACAACATCAAATGTGCCGTTGTTAAATGAAATGTTAATAATTGAAATTTTAACTTCTCTGTTAGCTGAATTACCATCAGAAATTGTGATAAATTTAAACATATCATAAACCTTACTACCTCTTAATTCTGAAACAACATAAGGAGTCTCAGGAGTTTGGTAACGGTCTAAGTACCAACCAATACCCGTGTTGTCAGTATCTGTTCTAGCACCTTCTAAAGATAATAAAGAAGTATTAAGACCTCTAATCATACCTTTTCTATAACCAATGTTTAACATTGAGTAATATTCTTCTTCTAAGAATAAAGGTACTTCAGATTTAGGTTTTGCGAAGTTAGACTTACCAAATACTTTAGATATGTAATTTGAATTAGATACGTTAAATGATGTTTTAAATGTAAAGTTGTCACCATCAGCAGTAACACCTGAAATTGCAAATGTTTCAAACGGGTTTTTAGTAACTGCTGAGTATGCACCTGTACCGTCTAACATTACATCTGTTAATCCCGATACTTCATAAACAGGACCATCATCATTTGAATAAGTTGCAATACCTCTTGAACGTAAAGTTGCAACTACTAAATCGTGATATTCAGACATCGGTGTACCTGAGTAATTTGTTACGTAAACTTCTGCAGTTCCAGTATAATTAAAACCTGCAGTATTTTCTAATTCAGTAACAATCATACCGAAACCTGTACCGTTATATACATCATTACTTTCAGTAAATAACGCATAATACCATGGGTCGTTCTGAGAAGCGTCTAAATCGATATCTTCAAATCTAATATTTTCAACATCTAATACATTAGTATCAGCTGAGTATGTTGATGGTGTAGCACCTGTAACACTTGCATATGTGTCAGCACTTACAGCTCCCCAGTAATAACCTGTTGAACCTGAAGACGATTGGTCTGTAATTTCACCATATAAATAATCTTTCATATCATCTAAGATATTTGATTCACCACCTGTGTATGTTGTATATGGGTTACTTATAATATCTTCAATAGATGCAGGTAAACTAGAATAATCAGTAATTTCCATACTTGTTGTTGTACCTGATGTACCACTAAAGGTAATTGAGAAAGGTCCTGAAACTGATACTGCAGTTGTTCCTGTACTATCTAAGTTACCTACTGTTGTTATTGACCATGAAGGTCCTGCGTCATACCCTGATAATCCAAGTACTCTTGTAACGAACAATTGATTAGATTGTTCCAAGTAAGCCTTTGCTATATAAGCTGCTTCATACTTAGGAATTTGGGTGTTGACAAATTTTGTTGGATTTGTACCACCAAAATAGGTTTGGAACTCGTCAAAGTTTGAGATAAAAATCGGCTCGAATGCTGGACCCGAAAGAGTTTCACCTACAATACCTAAAGTTGTTACACCTACACTTTGTGCTACAAAACTTAAATCTCTTTCAGATGTATAAACACCTGGAGATACGAATACTTTGTTTGCTGTCGCCATTGTTAAATAATTTCTTAAGTTTTATTTTTTAGATAAATATTACGAAAAATCCTAAAAAACTATTCTTATACTGGCATATTTATTAAGAGTATGAAAAAATTCTACCTTTTTTCTACCTTTTAAAAAACTACCGATGAATAAAATAAAAAACATAAAAATTTCACCTGAGTCTCACAACCTGTTAAAAAAACATTGTGAAAAACACGGTTTGAAAATATATAAGTTTTTGGAGAAACTAATAGAAGATAACTGTAAAGAAGTTAAAGATATCTATGGTGAATAATTAAAGTAACCTTGCTTTTGTTAAAAGATTTGCACTCTTAGTATTATCATTTTTAACAACCTCTATTTTAATAGTGTCATTAGTTGTAACCTTAATTAAACTAACATCATCACCAATATAATTATCATTTATATAAACGGAATAACTATCAACATTATCACTTTCTATTATTGAAAGATTAACCTGATATCTATAGGTTTCTGTTAATGAAGTTATACCTTGATTAAATACAATATTTAAGTCGAAATTATCAGGGTTCGAAGGTTCTTTACTTGCACGTCTTTTAACATTAAAAGTGTCAACTTCTAAAAATGTTGCAGTTCTTGAGATTGCTGGTGATACTTCAAACTCATCTTCATCTAATAGAAATCCCATCATTAAGAACTCGTAATTTTGAACGTAGTATTTTCTCTTTTCAATATCCAAAACTGATTCATCAGAAGAACTGTTTAATATAATAGGAATATAATGACCTTTAACCTCAGTATATGCTTGACGAGATGTAAATGTTTGTAAAACTTTTTTGTTAAATTCATTTAAGTGTCTCATCTTATTACAAAAGATTTTT